CAACAGATAGCCGACGCCGCCGGGATCGAGGCGGCGCTGACCATCGCGCTCGCCCGTGGCGGATCGCGCCTGCTGATTCCGCAGAAGGCGGAGGGCAGCATCCTTGAGGAACTAGTGGGGATTGACGCCGCTCGGCAAATCGCGCAGGCTCTGGCGGGTGAGCGGATCGAGATACCGCTGGCAAAAAAGGTGCTCAATAACTGGCTCAAGAGCCATATGAGCCAGGAACAGCGATCAGTGCGGCTCAAGCTCGCCCGGCGCACCATCCAGAATTGGGATGGTGACAAGACCCCCCCCTTTCCCGACCTGTTCGACACCTGACCGGGCGCAACCTTGCGCCCTGACCCCACCGCTGCAAATCCGCGACACTGACCCCGCAAAGCCCACTGCGGGGATAAAGCCGTGCCGCGTCTGTCAAAACCCATCCTGTCCATGATCGCCGCCGGGGCCGGTGCCCTGGCGATCGCCTCGGCTTTTGTCGGCGAGCGGGAGGGTCTGGCCCTCTCGGCCTATCAGGACGGGGCCAGCGTCTGGACGATCTGCCGGGGCCATACCTCGACCGTCAAACCGGGGATGACGGTGGACAAGGCGGAGTGCGACCGACTGTTCGCCTCCGACCTCGGCGTTGCCTTCGCCGTGGTCGATCGCATCGTCACGGTGCCGATCTCCGAACCCCGCCGCGCCGCCCTGGCCAGCTTCTGCTTCAACGTCGGCGAACCGATGTGCGCGCGCTCCACCCTCGTCCGCAAACTCAACTCGGGAGACCCCAACGCCTGCGATGAATTCCGTCGCTGGACTTATGTCGGCGGCCAGGACTGTCGCAACCCGCAATCCAACTGTCGCGGCATCGTCGAGCGTCGCGAGCAGGAGCGCGAATTATGTCTGCTCTGATCTCTTGGCTGATCGGCACCGTGGCGCGCTGGGTGGGCGGATCGACCGCAAAGGCGACCAGCATCGTCGGATGGATCGGCCTCGCCCTCGTCCTCGGCGGCATGGTGGGCACCGGCTGGATCGTCCACCGCTACGATGCCGCGCAGCACCGCGCGGCGATTGCCGAGATCAAGGCCACGGCGGCCACGGCACAGGCCGCCGCCGAAGCGCGGGCGCGCGACCAGGAGCGCCGCAACGACGCTCTCTCCCGATCCCTGGAGGAATCCTATGAAACCCTCTCCGAAGCGCGCGCCGAAGGGCGCGTGGAGTCCGCTCGTCTATCCGGTCTTCTGCGCGCTGCTCTTGAGCGGCTGCGGCAGCACGGAGGTTCCGGTGGCGACGGTCGTGGAGTGCCCGGCCCCGCCGACGGCCCCGGCGGCTGTGCGGACCTACGATCCGCCCTCGCCCGGACCGCTCGCGCTGTGGAACTCCTCCAAGACGCAGGCGATCGAGTTGCTGCGGACGGACAGCGCGCCGTCGATGTTGCAACCATCGCCGCCGACGCCGCCCGCGCCGCCGCAGTGACGCCGGAGGCCGCAAGGTGACGGACATGATCGACGAGGCGCAGCAACTCACCATCGATCGTGATGCGGATGCGCTGACGGCGCACCGGCTGCGTCGCCTCGCCCGACCCGGCCCCGGCATCTGCATCGACTGCGGTTGCGCCATCGAGCCGTCGCGCCTGGCCGTCTGCCCCACGGCGCGGCGGTGCCTGGATTGCCAAGAACGCCACGAGAGGACGCGATGACCCTGACCTATGAAACCGCGGACATCGTACTCCGCATCCTGCAGATCCTGGTGCTGCCCGCAATGATCTGGGTGCTGCGCAGCTTCACTGTGATCAACAAGGAACTCACGACGCTGCGCGAGCGCCTCTCCAGCGTCGAAGCGAGGCTGGACGATACGCCCAACAGCAAATCCGTTCACGAACTGGCGCTTTCGGTCGAACGCATGAGCGGCAATCTCAAGGCGCTGGGGGAGCGGATGGGCGGCATGGACCGCATCGTCGACCGGGTGGAGAAGGTGCTCAACCGGCATGAGGACTTTCTGTTGAACGGAGGTGGCAAGTGATCAAGGACTATCGCACCGTCGTCGCCGAAAACCGCCGATTGGCGCTTTTGCGTTTCCTCGCCAGTGACGCCGACTATGCAATGAACGACAGCGTGATCCAGACCGCCCTCGGGTCGATCGGGCATGGCGTTTCGCGCGACGTGGTGCGCGGCGACTTTTCCTGGCTGGCCGAGCAGGGTCTGGTGCGTGTCGAGGTGGTGATGGACAAAATCCACGTTGCCACCATCACCGCGCGCGGTCTCGACGTCGCCTCGGGCTGCGCGATTGTGCCCGGCGTGGCCCGTCCCGGCCCGGAGGGCTGACCATGCCGCGTCGCTCCCGTGTCGAGACAGACCTGCCGAAGGACGTCCGTATCTGGCTGGAGAGGGCGCTCGCAGACGGCAACTTCAGTGGATACGAACAGCTCTCCGCCGCTCTGGCGGAGAAGGGCTTTTCCATATCCAAGTCGGCGCTGCACCGGCACGGCCAGAAGATGGAGGCGACCCAGCGCCTTCTGCGCGACGCGCGGATGGTGACCGAGAGCTTGGCCGCCGAGCTGGGCGACGCCGCCATTCAGGGCAAGCAGGGCCGCGTGCTGGTCGAAACCACCCGCGCGCTGGTAACCCAAATGCTGGAAAAGCTCGCGGGCGGCGACGGGACCATGACGCCCAAAGACGCGATGATGCTCGGCAAGGCGCTCGCCGAACTTGGCCGCGCGCTGCGTTTTGATCAGGACTTCGAGACCAAGGTACGCGAACAAGTGGCGCAGGAGGAGCGCGAGAAGGCGGCCAGCACCGCCGCCACCGCCGCCACGGATGTGGGGGCGACCGAGGATCAGGTCGCTTTCATCCGCGCGAAGATCCTCGGCATCGACGGGCGGCTCGAACATGGCTGATGACACCGCCCCCAGTGTCGTCGTGCTGTCCGATACCCGCGTCAGTGAACGCGAGGAAAAGGACGCCTTCGACCTTGTCGAGGATATCCAACAGACGCGCGAGACCCGCAATCTCAAGCCCGCCGACGTGCCTGCGATCCTGCTGCCCTATCAGATCCGCTGGCACCAGGATCTCCACCCCGTTCGCGTCGGCAAAAAATCGCGCCGTATCGGCTTTTCCTGGGGCGCGCTCGCCTCCGAATCCGTCCTTGAGGCGATGCCCGCGAAGCGCGGCATGGATCAGCACTACATGGGCTACAACCAGGGCATGGCCGCCGAATATATCGGCGACTGCGCCTTCTTCGCCAAGGCGTTCGGCGCCGCGATCCGCGAACGCAGTGTCTGGAAAACCAGCCTGTTGATCAACAACGAGCGCACCGACATCCTGCGTTACAAGGTGACGTTCGCCAACGACAAGAAGATCGAGGCGCACAGCTCCAACCCGCACAATTGGCGCGGCCGCAAGGGGCATGCCCGCATCGACGAGGCTGCCTTTCATCAAGACTTGAAAGAGGTGATGAAGGGCGCGATGGCGTTCCTGATGTGGGGTGGGCGTGTCGACGTGGTGTCCACGATGAACGGCGAGGACAACGCCTTCGCCGAGATATGCCGCGAGATCGAGGCGGGACAGAAGCCGCGCTACAGCCTGCACCAGGTCACCTTCACCGACGCGCTGCGCGCCGGATTCTACGAGCGCGTCTGCCTGATTCTCAACAAGGACTATTCCCGCGCAGCGGAAACCGACTACGAGGACGAAATACGCGGCAGCTACCTCTCGGCCGAGGATGCGGCGGAAGAATTGGACTGTGTGCCGAAGCGCGGCAGCGGGGCCTACTTCACCCGCATGTTGATCGAAAGCCGCCAAGAGAAGGGCGTTCCGATCCTGCGGCTGCGCAAACCGCCGGAGTTCGTCCTTGATCCCAATCGGCTCGAGGTTGTCCGCGAGTGGATCGAACAGGTTCTCAAGCCGGTGGTCGATGCCATGCCCACCGATCATCGCACCGCACTGGGGTGGGACTTCGGGCGCACTGCCGACCTTTCCGTCGCGTGGCCGCTACAGGAGGTTTCCCCAACCCTCTGGCGTACCCCCTTCCTTCTCGAGCTGCGCAATATCCCCTTCGATTGCCAGATGTTGATTTCCGATTGGTTGCTGGAGAATCTGCCACTTTTCCACCACGGCAAATATGACGCCCGCGGCAACGGCCAGAGCCACGCCGAGCACGCACAGCAGAAGTTCGGCGTGAACAAGATCGAGGCGGTGATGGCCTCCGCCAGTTGGTACGCCGTTCAGTTTCCACTCTACAAACAGGCCT